ACCTGAACTGTTCTAGTGGCTAGACCTACTGTGCCGGTCAGGGTTGGCAGAGTAAGCGTTCCTGTATTTGTGATTGCGGCTATAACTGGACTGGTTAGCGTCTTATTCGTCAGCGTATCAGTAGTTGCCCTGCCTACCAGAGTGTCGGTAGAGGTCGGCAGGGTTAGCGTGCCAGTGTTGGAAATCGTAGCGATGACCGGCGCAGTCAACGTCATTGCTGTGCCGTTCGTTGTCGCGCCAGTAATACCGCCAAATGCGCCCGCATTGTTGTATTGCACCTGCGTTGTGGATCCGCCCGGCGACCCTCCGGCTGGTGTTGCCCACGCCCCATCACCACGCCAAAATGTAGACGCAGATGCTGAAGTGCCAGAGTTGAGGTTAGTAACAGGTAGATTGCCCGTCACGCCAGTTGTTAGCGGCAGACCAGTTGCGTTTGTCAATACACCAGCAGAAGGAGTCCCGATGTTTGGCGTAGTCAGCAACGGGCTGGCTTGCATCACGAACGTGGAACCAGTCCCGGTTTGCGCTGCCACAGATGTTGCGTTCCCCACTGAAGTTATCGGGCCGGTCAGGTTGGCGTTGGTTGCGTCATTACCGTTTAACTTCTGAATGGCTTGCAGGATTGAATCCGTAGCCGCAACGGTTCCAGCGCCCGATACATACCCGGTCAATACCTTGGCAATTACTGGCGCGTTGGTTAGGGTCGTGGCGTTGCCTACGGACGTTACATCGCCCGTCAGGTTGGCATTGGTAGTGACATTACCGGCCGTGAGCCCGGATGCCGTTCCGGTTGCATTTGTCAAAATACCAGATGCAGGCGTTCCAAGAGCGCCGCCATTTACTACAAATGCGCCGGCACTACCTGTGTTTACTCCCAACGCCGTAACGACACCAGTTCCCGTAGTCGTCGTGGCCGGCGTAACACCAGCACCACCGCCAACAACTATTCCACCAGCAGCAAGAGCAGCAGACGTTGCCCAAGTCGTTCCGCTGGAAAAGTAAGGAATGCCGCCAGAGGTTCCCGCTACAGTAAGCGCCAGCGTGCCGGATGTGGTAATCGGTGAACCTGCAACAGATACAATACCACCGGTAAATGATTGCGCCACACTGGTAACCGTGCCGCCGCTGGATACGGTGGCCCAAGATGTAGCCGTTCCGTTAGTGGTCAGAAATTTGCCGCTGTTGCCCGTTTGCGACGGTATCAGATTATTAATCTGCGTCTGCAACGACGCCAGCGTGTCCAGCACATACTGTGAAGTGCCACCGCCACTGGAAACAATCCTAATCTGCTCGGCCAGTTCTGGCGCCACGACTTCGCCGACGTTTACCTCAATACCGGACGATAGCGAGATTACCAGGCTCCCGTCAAAGTCGATGTGCGCGTTCGTTACCGACACGCCGTCGGTGCCGTCTATGCCATCAATCCCATTTTTACCATCTACACCGCGCGGCCCTAGCGTGCCATCACGCCCATTCTTGCCATCTTTTCCGTTCCTACCGTCGCGCCCATCGGCACCATCACGCCCGTCTTTGATTGCAGATACGCGCTTCTCGATGGAAAAACCAACATCATCAAAACGAGAACGAATATCAGATTCAATCTTCTTTAGCGCCTGAACGACTAGATCAACATTCGCGGCAATCTTCTGCTTCTGTATTTCCTTGCTATCAGCAATTGATTTCTGCACCGACTCCAGAACGCCGAGCTTTTCTTCGTCGGTCATTTCGTCTAAGTTAGGAACAATGCTCATTTCAAAGCCCCAGACAATTGGTCTAGAAAATCATTCTCAACTGAACGCAAACTCTCACGTTTGTTTTGCATCTGTAGCTCAACGATCTTGCTCTTGTTCTTAATGTCGGCTTCCTTCAGCATCAGTTCCGCAATCCTTACCCGCTTGTCAAACTCGCGGCTGTTGGCGTCGTCCTCGTTCGGCAGATTCTTGGTTACTGATGCCAGAATCTTGGCCTCCGCTTCCTTCGGCATCAATTGCGTTTCTGTAACCAACTTCTGCGCCTCTGCACGGTTTTGCTCGGCTTGCGTGGTATTTACCGCAATCAGCGCCTGTGCCGACTGCATAGCCAATTGCTGCTGTATTTGCTGTGCCTGCTGCGCTTCCGGGTTCGGTTGCGACATTTCATCCAGTTTGGCGATCAGCTCGTAGCGGTTCGACAGGCTGGAATTGCCCAAAATGCCCTTCAGGATTATCGGCAGAACTGGCGTATCCGGCCCCAATGTCTGCAACAGGCCGATGAACTGCTGCTGTTCGTATTCGCGCGCGATGATGCCCAAGGTCGCCGTCGGAATAAACTTCATGTCTACAGACGGATAACGCTCGGGGTCAAACTGCATATAGCGATAGGCCGCTTTGTAGATGAACGGGATCAGGAAGTCTTCCTGGAAGTTCACCAGCGTGCGCTTGTATTTCTTGATGATGGTCGCCACCGCCATCGACATGCCGGCGCCATCGCGGTTGCCCTGGCTGACCATGCCCTGAGAATCCAGCGTGCCGGTCGCCTGCAACAGCATCGTCTCAAACGCCTTGGCCGTCGTCAGATTGGTGCCGTCGGTATTGCCAAACTTGAACGGATACAGTATCTCGCTCGGCGCGCCATTGGTCAGAATGGCTTTGCCGGGCTTCACTTCAAACTTCGCCCCGCGCGGTAGCCGCGTGGCATCCATCGCAATCATAGGGCTGGTTGTCAGCGCCAGTGAGTCCAGATGGCTACGCACCTGAGCGTCGATGGCCTTTTGCATGTTGTAGGCTTTTTCGACCGTGCCGCGCCCAAGCAGGCGGTTCGGAACCGTGTCATCCTGGTAACTGATTACCGGGCGATCCTTCATCATATACGGGCTTGCTTCGGCCTTCAGCAGCACGCTCTCGTTGGCAATGACAACGATTGCTTCCACCAAATCGGAATACTCGTCCTGCGCTGAACTGTCCGGAAACAGATCGACAACATCCTCGTCGTCGCCGTTCATCAGCATCTCGCGCGGCACCAGACCGTAGTAGGTCAGCAGGCGCACCTTGTCATCGCGGTATTGCGTAATCTCCTGCGTCGGCTCTAGCTTGGTGTCTTCCGAGTCCGTGCCCAGCTCCACCTTGCGGTAGATGCCCTCTTCCTGCCCTTTGACGATCTTGTGGATGGAAATATACTTCTCTACCGCCACACCCATGCAGTCGTCGATGCTGGTGCCGTTTGGGTCAAACAGGAAATTCTTAGGATTCACCGGCATGATCCTGACGCCGATGCGCTCCTTCTCCTGCACCCCAATCGCCGCCTGCCCCATCTGCCCCGGTATCGATTGCGTCGCCGGCACAAAAACCTTCTCCGTAACCACCGCAATCTCGCCGATTCCGGTGCCGTAAATTTCGGCCATCAGCTCGATCTGATCGATTGATTTTCTAATCTTATCGACTTTGAAATCTTCCATGAGCTGCGCCTTCAACAGCTCAACGTCCAGCGGGTTATTGTTCACATCCCGCAGATCATCCTGGATGTCGAAGAAGTCGCCCTGGCCGAAGATCGCTTCCATGATCTCCGCGTGCCGGGTTTCTACTGCCTGCTGCGCGGCCGGCGTCACAATGCGGCTGCGTTCGGAATCGCGCATCTTGTCCTGCGCCGCCCACTGGCCCCGAAATATGCGCTCGTATTCCTCCCACAAAGCCAGAAAGTTCGTGTCGCGGTAAGTGCGCCAGCGGTCGCAGTGGTCAATTACAAATGACGTCAGCGCGCGGTCCTGCTCGGTCGGCTGCTGGTATTCATACTCGCCGACGACTTCATTCTCGTCGCCAATTTCGCTGTCTTTTTCAAACGCCATATTTAGACTCCCGACACTACGTCGATCGGCAACCAGGTGTCTTCCTGATCTTCAAAATACGACGTTATCGCCAACTGGTCTATATAAGATAGCGCGTCGGGCAGGTCGTCATGCACGCCCTGCGCGGGAAACATCAACAACTGATCCACAAATTCATCAAAATCCTCAGCACTGTTGAGGATAACCCGCCCATGCTCGAAACGGCCTTGTAACGCCCATATGATCCGGTCGGCCTTTTTGCGGTTGCCATGTGTCAGGTCAATAATGTGGGAATATACATTGTTTTTCCGCATTAAGTCACTCAAATACGGCAAAACAGCGTTTTTTAACGCCCCGCGCTCGATTCCGACCGCCAAGGGACGATAGTCCCGTATCGCTGTCAGGATGTTGGAGGCCGTTTCCTTGATATCCCAACGGCCATGCTCAATCTTTTTAACCCACCACTTGCCATCATCTACAACCTTGACCACCGCGATAGCGGTTTCGTCGAGCCTTTTGCGCGAGTTCGCCGCTTGCTTGGCAACTTCTTCAAACCCGGCGAGGTCGCACGCGATGTAGTAGCTGCCGACTTCAGGTTCCTCTCCATACTTCAGCCACTCCTCTTTAAACACGTCGCTGCCGGCCGTGTCGAAGCTCGCCATGTATTCCTGCTTGAAGGAGAAGCTCGAGAGCGTCTTCTTCGCGTTCTCGATCTCGTCCGGGTCAATCATCGGGTTGTCTTTGGTCGTGAAGTGCCACGACTTCCAATCAGAATCCGTTTCGTTCTGCCCAAGTTTGAACAAATTGTAAAACCAATTGCGACCGCGGGGAGTACCTATAAAGATGGCTCGGCCTATCTTGTCCGTTAAACTCGCACGAATCACCTGCTCCCACGCTTCCGGCTTGATATCTGCCACTTCATCCAGAACCGCATACGTCAGGCTGACCCCGCGCAGCGTGTCCGGACGGTCCGCGCCCCTGACGTAGATGCGCGCGCCGTTGATGAGCGTGATATCCAGATTGTTGATGTGGCTAGACTGGATCACATCACCCCCCAGCTCTAACAGCAAATCCCAGATGATCTGCCTGGACTGCCCCATGGTCGGGCTGACATACAGCACCGCACTCCCCGGCGGGCAGCGCAGTGCCTCGATCAGCAACGTCGTTGCCGCCAGTCTTGACTTGCCGCAACGCCGGCCGGCCGCAATTACCTTGAACCGCGTCGCGTCCTTGAAGACCTCTTGCTGCCAGGGGAGCAGGCTGAAATTTAAGTCGGCCAT